TGCTGTCGTTCCAACCCTGCTTGACGATCATGGAGTCGTAGACGAGCGACCACGGTATTGCCTCGGCGACGAGATCGCTCAGTCCGTCGTCTTGGAAATCGTCGTTCCACTCGTCCTGCAAAGCAATCGCCTGCTTAACAACAGCATCGTCAGCGTTGCGGTCGGCGGCGATGTTGTAGAAAGCATGATCGGGAGCGTATAGGAATGCGGCCACGAGGTCGATATGCGACTCAAGTCTGTTATAGCGAACCTGATCTCGGGAATCCGTCCCGAATAGAAAGTAGCGCTCACGGCGCTGGTAAAGCTGAGATCGGTCGTCGCGCGTGGCGGTGCAGGTGTCGATGATCCGTTTGACACGTTTTTCAAGGTCTTCCTCGTTGGTCGGAAAGATCATTTCTTAGGCGCCTTCGGCCACGGAGCCCAAAGCGTGACATCCGACAGGTCAACCGCAAAATCGCCGTCTGGCCACTCCTGCCAGTTGGACTCGCTGGTGTTCCAGAAAGCCGGCTCCACGCTCCGATTCCACACGACAAGGATTCTTCCATTGTCGTGCGGCGCGGTCTCCATCGGATGCCATTTGATGACTTCGGTCATGCGGCACGCTCGACCGTGACGAGGTGTCCCGGTTCAAGCCTCGCCTGCCCTCGCGGCAACGTGACTTTCCACTTCCCCACCACCAGATTGCCCGCGCCAAACGATCGCCGAGCGTTTCTCCGGGCATACTTCGGCCTTTTGAAGGATTGCGCCGGCAACACCATCGCCTTGTCGGTGTCGCCTATCAGCTCAGCCGGATAGTGGCGCTCGCCATCGCTGATAATAATCACCCGCATCATGGCCCCCGCGCGCCGTTCACGTCGCACTGAAGCGACAAGTTCAACAATCTGTTGCCCGCCCAGGCCATCATTGGACCGTTGCAGGCCCCGGTGGTTGCCGATGCCTCCAACGTGCCGTCAGCAGTAAAGATGAGCAAGATGCCGTCTTTGGCGTTGTCGTGCTGCGCCAGCACGGAATCCACCATTTCCTTGATCTCCATCAGGGCCTCCCCGCGTGCCGGCCGGCGATGTCGGTCCACGCCTGGGGGCCGGGCACCGAGCGAGACGACGGCAGGGTGCGGTTGACGGTGACCTTGCCGTTGACGGAATTTCCGACCGCTTCCGTCTCCTGGCACGTCGCGCCCGCGCTGGACGACGGCGCCGAGAAGCCCGGCGCAAAGTGCTTGACCGGCATGTCGGCTTTCGGCTGCTGGTATTTCGGCATCGCGCGACCGAGCCGCGACTGCGACGCGCTGTTTATATTGGACATTCCGTAGTCGCGGGCCAGCGATTTCAGCGTCGCGTCAGCCGAGGGGGCCAGTTTGGCGACATGGCCGCCGCCGGGAACCCACGCGACCTTGACGCAGCCGCAATATGTGCAAGGAGGGTTAGCCTTCTCGAAGCTGTGAAACACTCTCCCGCACGTTCTGTTCAAACATCTCCAATCTCTGCTCAGCATCGGCCTTCTTTGCTCCAATGCCGGGCCAATGAACTGGCCCCACGCATTTGTCGCAAACGTAGTACGGAGCCCGATTCATTACAACCGCCGTCCACTTGTCGCCCTGACAGGTCCGGCAGCGCGCCCAACTGGCATGGGCCTCCGCGCGGTGGATTTTTTCGAGCGGAGGCGGGCGCCTCTTCGGCACGTTGACCCACTCGATCGTCCACACCGGGATGCCTGACTTGACATGGCGGTTTCCGACCATCGGCCCCTTGCCGAAATTGTTGATGAATTTAACCTCGCCGTTCTCGATCATCTCGATCGCGCGACCCAACCGCTCCAGGAAGCGCGGCCCGCGGCTGACACCGTAATCTCGCAAGTCCTTGACCTCGCTCCGATGGGCGTTTGCCAGCGCGCAGATGTTCGCGACCGTGCAGCCCTGCTTGCCCCAGCGGTGTGCGGGGTCATAGCGGTACTTACGAAGGCAATTTATGATCTGCTGTTTCGTCATGGGCCAGTTGGTCCAGCCGCCAGAGAATTGCATTAACTCCAGCACGCAATAGCGCGACCTCCGAGCGCAGCTCAACAATCATCTGTTCAGTTCGGTCATACGGCGGATAGACAGGTTGAGGGGTCACGGTGCAACCTGCGTACCTGCCCACCATATCCTGTTGCGCCCGCCAATAGCGATCCTGAACCTCTCCGTACCCTAGACCTTTCGTCGGGTTAGCCTGATCTACGCTCATTGCTCACAAGTCCTTTCCTCGGTTGATGACGCAGCCGACGCCCATCTTTTCGATGTCGTCGTGACCGGCGACCATCTGCTCCATGCGCTCCGCCGCCATGCGCCAGCACTGCTCGAGATTGGGCACGCGCTCCTGGCGCTCGAAGTCCTGGCCGTTGATCGTCATGACAGTCACAATAGTGATGATGGTGGCCATGGATCACCTCGCGGTCGGCAGAGTGATGTTCTGCTTTTTCATGAAGTTCAACACCAACTGATCGATCGGCGCGTCGCCGCCGGCCGTCTCGATCGCGTGCGCGCGGGCCATCGTCATGTTGCGGCCCTTGAGGATCGGCACCATCCAGCGCCGCCACGCCTCGTGGGCGAGCGCGGCAGCGATCACCCGGTCGTCCTTCCACGCGCCCTCGGCCGCAATGTGCCCCTCGTCGCTCACCATGCGGCGCATCTCGTCCAGCAGCGGCACGCTTCTCGGAACCAAGCGGCGCAGTTCAAACGAATCCTTGAACTTCGCCATCAACTCCGACTTGTTCGATGCGGTCGTCTTCCAGTGATAGGCAAAATCCCCCTGCCCCACGCTGTCGGGCTTGCTGTAATAGAAGTGACGCATGTTCTTGAAGACGTTGCGCAAGTGCGCTTCCTCGTCAGTGACCTTCATCTCGCGGCACTTCTGCTGGAGCGCCATCAACTCCTGCCATACGGCAGTCCCAGCACCGTTGATCTCGATGATCACGCGGCAGTCCACCGGCCCATAAAAACCCGCAAGGTGCGCAAGCACCCAAGCACATTGATACGTTGACACTTGCGGCGTGCAGTATTCCGCCACCTGGACGATGCACTCAGCGAAAGCCCTCCACACGCTGATCACCGTTCGGTCCGCCTTCTCCGACGATCCCCACGCAGGATCGCAACCAATGACGTAGTAGCCATATGCCGAGGCGTGCTCCCAGATACGCAATTCCGCGCGGGTATCCTTGAAACCTTGAACTTGGGTATCTTCCCACCGGGTAGTCAACTTGTACCGATAGCCTTGAAACGGAATACGTCGGCATTCCTTGATCGCAGCCGTCAAGGTCTCGGCTGTAAAATACTTTGATCCGGTCGCCTGGAATGCGTCCTCGTCGGTCCATGGGAACTCCTGGTCCATCAACTGCTGATCGTCGTCAAATTCCTCGTGTCGCTTCCAGCGATACCACGCGATCTGCTGCAACGAGATCGTGAAGTTGTAGAGCTCCTTCACGGACTTGACTCGCCGCCGCTCCAGCGGCGTCAGCGACGAGTCCGGCATGAACTGGTAGTAGAACGGATGGCTGGTCGCAAACGCATAGCGCTCGTCCCGCCACCACCCGACGAAAATCGCCTTTACGACTTCGCTGTCTTTCGCGGATTCGTAGGTGTCGGAGAAGTGGTTGAAACCGTTCGCGGTCGATTCGTAGATTTGGAGGCGGTGCGCGTACATCGATGAAGTAGAAGACTTAAACGCTCGGATGTCGTCCTCGTTACCGTAAAAAGCAACTTCAGTTGCGTGTACGTAATTGGATGCCCCTGACCTTCCAATGCCTCCCCGACGATTCTCAGATGTGCCCGCAATGAGGTAACGGAACCTAGAGCCATTCTTGAAACTGAGGATGTTGCGATTGTGTCGCAGCTTGATTGGCTTGAACCGGAGCGTCTGCCCGCCGACGACGACTTTGCTCGGGATTTCGTCATAGAACACCTCGATCGCGGCCCGCCAGTCGTCGCGCGCCTCCTCCTTGTGGAGAATGAAGGTGCCCAGAAGTCCCTTATATTCGAACGCCCAGAACATATCGAGCGCAATGAAAAACGTCGTCATCCCGATCTGCCGCGCTTTCAGGATCACGAACGTCGTCACGCCTCGATCCAGCGCGGCCACCATCTCTTCCATCACGTAACGCTGCCCGCCAAGCAGCGAGAAGCCGATCAACCCGTAGTCCTTCGATTGCACCTTGAGCCGCGACAGAAACGTCAGAAACCGCTCGCGCGGAAACGGCGCGACCTCCGAGAACGTGGGTAACTTGAATTTCTCATCCACGCTCAAGTTCGTCCTTCTCGTGCTTCATCCAACTCACAATCTCGTCCTGGATAGCCTGCGCGAGATTTGCCACGATCCGGTCTCTTGCCTCGCTGCCCAGGCAATACCGAGCCAGCTCATGGCACTTCGCGTCGTGAGACTCAGCGAGTCGGGTGATCCGCCGCCCAGCCGGCGCAGTGGGCCGTTTCATGAATCCTCACATCCTCCCGGTCGATCCGAACCACCTTGCACCGATCCGGCCACCGCAGCATGCAGCCAAGAAACACCTCCCCGGGCGGCGGTGGCGGAAACTTGTACGTCACCGACCACTCCATGCACAGCCGCGCAACCTGCGGACCCGGCATGATCTGCTCTTCGATCGCAACCGGACAGCGCTCCTTCGCAACCAACATACGATCGACCGGCCGGATCACCGCATGCTCAAGCACAGGCTTGGCCGCCGGCGGCCGGCATCGCTCCACAACCTCCTGATAGATCGCAGGCGGCGTAATCACCGGGCCATCAATCGGCATGAAATCCTCCCGTGTTGTCGTCGGACCCGAAATACATCCGCCGAAATACAACGGCCGTCAACCGGACATTTCCGTAATTCAATCAAATATCCCAAAACCACAGCGCAGGGGTGGGATTCCACCACGGATTCGGACGGCGATCGATGCCAACGGCACCAGTCGGGTACCGCAGGCCGCAAAGATCATCCAGATTATCCACAGCCAAGTCCCGCCACAGCGACGGCGGCAACCCGCGCCACAGCGCCACATAATCCTTCGCCGAGATCATCCCTGTCACCATCACACAGCCTCCGCCAAAGCCATCCTCCGAGCCAGCTCCGCAATCCCATGCGTGATGTTCAGCTTCCGAAATATCTCCCCACGTTGAACCTCGATCGTTCGATACGACACCCCCAAATGCCGGCCCGCCTCCTTCGAGGTCGAGCACAACACCCCAACCTCAAACGCCACAGCAATCTCACACGGGCTCAACCGCCCAAGCAATCCATAGTGCTGCGGACCCATCATCGGGGACGCCTTTCCCCCCCAAACCATCGCAATGCCAACTGAAGCCACCCCATCCGCTTCGTCGGAAACGGCAAAAACCGCCGCCACGATCGCTGCTCGTCAAAGTAAACCTCCCCGGTCCACGTGTTCAACCGTAATACCGGACGGAATGCCCGCCTAACAATCGGCTCCATCGGACAGCCTTTCACCCAGCCCCTACAGAGTTTGCGGCCCGCCTCGGCGGCTTGCGAGGTGCCTAGTGAAGAACGCTGCCGCAAACGAGGACGGCACAGGGCCCCTGCCGCAATGTCGAATACCCCACACTCATACACCCAACCCCCAAAACCGCCAAACTAGCCCCCCCTTCCCTCGGAAGCCCCTTTTCCAGAGCCTACGACTTAACGAGTTAACCCGAATGGCCAGTCAGACAAGCACTGTCTGCTTCCTTCCCCATCAATTTATTGAACTTGCTGCCCTTTCTTAGAGGCTCCGGGCGCTAACCCCGAACTTGCGTCCCTGGTGATGTTGC